AGGTTTTTAGGCCACTTTGATATATTTTAAATGCATCAGATATGTTTAGAACACAAGTTCATCCGTGGGAACGCGAACAATATATGCAAATGTATTAATTGATATATCAACATTTTCTATGTGGCCATATTGGTGGTCGTTGATGTCCTCAGCATCAATGGCCACAATTTGGCCACATTTTTTCTTTTTTATTCCTTTGCAAGGTTCTCATATAAGCTCTCCATGTGGTTTTCGAATTTTTGTAAAGAATCTTGTTCCATTTTCTTTGATATGTGTGAATACACATCGGCAGTAATCTGCATACTACCGTGTCCAAGTCGTTCTTGCACATATTTCAACGACGCTCCGGATTCTAATAGTAACACTGCGTGGGTATGTCGAAGAGAATGGATGGGTAATTTCGGTAATCCCGCGCGTTTTAAGATTCGCTCAAACGCATTGAACAAAGAAGACTTTGGCATATAATTGCCATCATTACGACAAAGAACTAAATTAAGGTCATGGCGATATAATTCGTTTAATGCTAGTTTATTTTGGTTTTGATACTTTTTATGAAAATGTAGATCATTGGCTAATGATTGGCTAATGGTAATAATTCTTTTGGAATTATAAGTTTTTGTATCACCAAACAATTCATCTTCACTTTTTGCTTGGAAGTCTAATGATTTATTGATATTAATAGTTCTTTCTTTCAAATTTATATCTGTCCATTGCAGAGCTGCAGCTTCTCCTTTTCTCATTCCTGTTTCAATTAACACTTTAAAAAAGATCCAGTAAATATAGCCGTATTTATACGCTTCTTGGAGGAAAGCGGGGATATCTTTAGATTCGATGAATTGAATATCTTTCTTTTTACTTTGTCCTTTTATTGTCGCACCCACACAAGGATTCTTTTCTATTTTATTTAACGTTACTGCTTTTTCTAAAGCGCTATGCATCGTGCCATGGACGATCTCAACAGTGCGTTTACTATATCCTTTACTGGCCAATTCGTTTAAAAAAGTTTGATACATAATAGGTTTAACGTCTTTTAATAAGATATTTCTAAAGTAGGGTACGATATGTTTTTCCACATTTCTTTTATGAAGATTGAAAGTATTTTTCCTCACAGATCCTTTTTTATATTCACTCAGCCACGTGTAAAGAAAATTTTTTAATGAAATGTCTGTTTGTTCGTATCCCTCTAGTAGTTTTTTCTCATCCTCTGCAGCTGCTAATTGTGCTTCTTTTTTGGTCTTAAATCCTCCTTTTGCTTTCTCTCTATACTCTTGTGTGAAAGGATCTTTATATCGGATTCTATAAAACCATGTGCTTCCTTTTTTACGAAAGCTTGCCATTCTAATCACTCCTTATTTTTGTCGTGGCAGGGGAGATCGAACGTTTACATCACCTCCTTTAAAGGAACGTATGTTCTGTTTTAGGGTTAAAATTTTTTAGGTGAATAAGTTCCTTCGGAATGCTATGTATTTCTGCGATGTCATAAATAGTTATGTCTGTATTTTGGTATTGGTAAATCATTTCGTCTTGGAGCAATAATTCAACAGCAAATGTATTTGCTTCAATCTCCAGCCTTTCAACGGAGAGCAATGTGTTGGCCCTTAAAAAAGGGGTGTTGGATTTCGGGTGCAACACAGCATGACCAAGCTCGTGAGCACACACAAACCTTTGCTGCACTTCGTTCAGCCGATTGTTAATATGGATAAATTTTGACCTCTTATAAGAGCTGTAAAATCCAAGAGTATCGCCGAGCTCAGCGAATAAGACGATAATTTGTTTTTCAAATGCTATTTGAAATGGATCATTAGATTGATGCTTTTTTACGATTTTTTTCACTATCTGCTTAATTTCTCCCATTCCTTGTCACCCCATTATTTTCTGTATTTTTTGGGAGTGAATTTTTTCTTGGCTATTTTTTTGGCCAGCCTCATTGAGTTTTCTAAAGAAATTTTGATGAGCTCTTTAGTCTCCTCGTCCATTGGCTCGCCGTCATACATAAGACCTTCTCGGTTTTCGAGACTATCCATGATTTTTTGCAGATCTTTGGCAATATCAAGCTCATCTTTCTCAGTTAGTTCAGGAAGTTGTTGATCCTGTTTTAATTTTTCATCATCTTCATCGATCAAGCTAGTTACAGGCACATTTAAAGCGGCTGCCAACGCTTTTATAGTGTCAATGCTCGGATTATATCGGTCTCTTTCAACGTCCGCCAGATAAGACCTAGAAATGTTAGCTTTTTGAGCCAATTCCATTTGAGTGAGCTTAGCATTTTTTCTATGTATTCTAATATTTTCACCTAAAGTCATTTTTGGCACTCCTTTTATGTCGGTTATTCCGACATCGTTAGTTTGATTATAGTATGACTATGTCGGATATACAATATTCGGAATGACGGAAATACAAGTAAATTTAAGAAAATAGACGGAAATACAAGTAAATATTGGCATTTTGCTTTAAAATGCTCGAATTTAAGCCAAAATGCGCTTTTACAAAAAGACGGAAATACAATACATTTATATCAACGGAGGTGAGAAAATATGCTAGATAAAAAAACTCTTGGGAAAATCATCAAGAGCAAAAGAAATGAAATTGGGATGACGCAAGATCAGCTATCTTCTGCAACCAGATTATCCAGAAACTATATATCGGATATTGAAAACGGTAGATATATGCCGAGTATCAATTCTCTTTCCAAAATAGCTGTCTGCCTGAATATGGATTTAAATTTGTTAAAAATGACGGAAATACAAGTAAATAGCGATGGTAAGGATGGGGAAGTGTCGGCATCATGATCCAAGTCCAAATCGATGAACAAGAAGTTCGTAAGTTGTATCTGCAAAAGCTTGAAGAAAAGCTGAAAGAGATTGATAGAGAGCTAGTTTTTTGGGACACAGCTGAACTCAAACGTCGTACATGTTTAAGTTGGAACACCATCCAGAAAGAGTTTTTCTTCGACTCTCGTTTCCCCAAGTACAAGGTTGGTGGCAAGTGGATATTTCCAGCTAAGGAATGCCAAGAATTCTTGCTTACTTGGCTGAAAGAGCAGCCAAAGAGCTGAAGGGAGGTTTTATATGCGAAATAAATATCCTGGCATTTGTTATCGCTGCGGCGAATTGGTCAAAAAGGGCGAAGGACATTTCGAGCGACATCAAGGCAGATGGCGCGTACAACACGCCGAATGTGCCATTATTTACCGCGAAATAGGTCGTCATCATAAGAAGGAGGCGACAAACATTGAAAATCGTGCCTAACGATTATCGCAATGAGTGTCAGAGGGATACAGCCTTGATCATCACCGGCATGGATGAAGATAGTGTTTTTGCAAAGTGTCCGTATTGCGGTGCAAAGTTTGATTTGATTCGTGAAGGTTGCCGTATCAAGGAATTGATGGGAGGTGAAACAAGTCGATGAAAAACGGAAAGCGGCCAACCAGACGGGAAAAGGAAGTCATCAAGAAATACAATCTCGATCCCAGAAATTGGTTGGTGTCAAAGCGAAATGATGGAATGCTGTTGTTGGTTCATAGATTTACGAATTCCGTAAGACAGATTCCAAATGAAGGGAGGTGAGCTGATGGGATATATCGCTTTCGCTTTGATCTTTTTCCCTAGCATCATCATTGGGAGGGCCCTAATCGAAAAGTGGTAACTGAAAGGAGGTGAAACTCATGCTGCAAAAACTGCATAAAACCATCACGGTTAACGACCATGAGTACCATCTATCTGCTAAGCGAGTATACGGAGATATCCTAGTAGAAATTCGCGATGCTGATACTGTGTATGATCGTAAATTAATCGCAGACAACGCTAACTTTTTATCAAATCTCAATTCGTTTATTCGTTCCGTTGAACGGAGAAGAAGAGCTAAACAGATTGATAATTTACAAGCTTTAGCGGATCTTCCCTGTATTGATCTTCGATTCGAATAAAAAAGCTGACCATAACAGTCAGCAAGAAAAATATAAACCCATTTTCATTATATCAGGAGGAATTAGAAAAATGAATATTGTGATCGAGATTAAAGCAACAGAAGTGGCTCAAGCCATTCAAGCGCTAGCCCGTGCTATTTCAGGAAATTTAGAAACTATCCATAACCGAATCGAAAATGCGGTCGAATCGGGTTCGCAAATCCAATTGGCTCAAGAAACACAAGTTCAACAGTCGCAACCAGCTTCCGTAACGACAGCACCGCAATCTCAACCACAAGCCGTGCCGACAGCAGTTCCAACAGCGCCGCAACCACTGGAAACACAACCAGCGCCACAGCCGCAAGTCGTGCCAACATCTGCGCCAAGCTATACGATGGATCAGCTTGCAGTAGCAGCAACGCAACTCATGGACGCCGGAAAACGGGAAGAATTGGTTCAGCTGCTTGCTTCATTCGGTGTACAGGCTTTGACGGCGCTGCCTAAAGAGCAATACGGCGCATTTGCGACAAAGTTGCGTGAACTGGGGGCGAAACTGTGAGTGGAAAGATTGCACACGCTGAACGCTCTCACGCACTACTCTCAGCCAGTGCTTCCCATCGTTGGTTGGTTTGTACACCAAGCGTAAGGTTAGAGGAACAGTTTCCGGATACCACAAGTGAATACGCAAAGGAAGGTACACTGGCCCATGAGATCGCCGAGCTGAAACTACGAAAATATTTTACCGAACCGATGAGTCAGCGGACCTTTAATACCCGTTTGAACAAATTCAAAAAACATGAATTGTTCCAGGAAGAAATGCTAAAACACACGGACACATATCTTGATTATTTGAAAGGCATTACGCTTAGTCTTCCGTCTCAACCATATGTGGCCATAGAGAAAAGAGTCGATTACAGCGCTTATGCTCCGGAAGGATTCGGCACGGTAGACTGCGCCATTATCGGTGGGGATACACTTTATATCAACGACTTTAAATACGGAAAAGGCGTTCCAGTTAGTGCGGTAGACAACCCACAGATGAAGCTTTATGCGCTCGGGGCTTATCTTGAATACAGTTTCTTGTATCCGATTAAAAATGTTCATCTGGCCATCATACAGCCTAGGATTGATAACATATCGGAGTTTCAGTTGACCATTGATGAATTGCTAGCATGGGGTGAAGAGATCAAGCCGATCGCTCAAAAAGCTTATGACGGTGAAGGGGATTTTGTTCCGGGCGAACATTGCAAGTTCTGCCGAGCAAAAGCACAATGCCGGGCAAGGGCAGATCAATATACAGCTTTAGAAGATTTCAAGCAAATGAAGCCTCCTTTAATCAGCAATGATGAAGTCGGCACTATCCTGGAAAAAGCGTTGCATATCGAAGCTTGGGTGAAGGACCTCAAAGAGTATGCTCTTGCTGAAAGTTTGAAAGGAAATGAGATTCCAGGTTGGAAAGCAGTTGAAGGTAGGAGCACACGTCAATTTGCTGATTTGGATAAAGCATTTGATTATCTTAAACAAAATGGTGTTGACGAAGCAATGCTTTATGAGCGTGTACCTTTGACAGTATCCGAGCTTGAAAAGCAATTAGGGAAAAAAGAGTTTCGCAGTTTAGTAGAAGAAGCCGGGCTCATTGAGAAAACACCAGGAAAACCAACACTCGTTCCGATTTCGGACAAGCGTCAAGCCATCACAGCTACACCTAGTGCGGAGAGTGATTTTCAATGATCACACCATTCTTCCAGCAACGGTTAAAGACGATTTCTACTGAAGGTTTGTATTTGATTTACCAAGATGCAGTAAATCGCATTGGTTCCCACTACATCGGGGGCGGTCCTGATGTCAACTATATAAAAAAGCAAGAAGCCATTATTTCAACCATTCAAGAAGAATTAAATTCTAGAAAAATGTTAAAGGAGAAGTGATAGTATGACAAACCAAAATTCAACTCGTGTAGTAACTGGGGAAGTTCGTTTCAGCTATGTGAATCTATTAAAACCACGTGAAAGCCAATATGGCGGTGAACCGAAATACAGTGTGACTATCCTTGTTCCAAAGTCAGACGTAGCAACAAAACAACGCATTGATGCAGCTATCGAAGCAGCTAAACAAAAAGGAAAAGCGGAAAAGTGGAATGGAGTTATTCCTCCAATGGTGGCCATTCCTATCCACGATGGCGACGGTGTCCGTCCATCCGATGGAATGCCGTTCGGTGAGGAGTGCAAAGGACATTGGGTATTTACGGCATCTTCCAGTGTTGATCATCCTCCAAAAATTGTGGATATCAATCTCAATCCAATTATTGATCCAACAGAAGTTTACAGCGGAATGTATGGAAGAATCGCGATAAATTTCGCCCCATATAGCAATGCAGGTAAAAAAGGCATTGGGGCGTATATCAGCACAAACGTTCAGAAGACTCGTGACGGCGAACCTCTTGGAGCCGCCGCACCTGCTGCAGCAGATGACTTTGGTGCTCCCGCGCAGCCAAACGTTCAATCTCAAATGCCATATGGCATGCAACAACCAGCGCAACAGCAAGTTCCGCCAAGTTATGTACCAAGGCAACAACAGCCACAGCAGCCGCAACAACAATTTGATCCGATTACAGGTGCACCAGTCAACGGCGGCGTGTATGGGATATGATTCGCACTTTAAACATCGATCTTGAAACCTATTCATCTGTAGATATCAAAAAAGCAGGGCTCTACAAATATGTTCAGAGCCCTGACTTTGAAATTTTGCTCTTTGCTTATTCGGTCAATGGTGAGCCGACACAAATCGTGGACCTGGCACAGGGGGAACAAATACCTCAACAAATTATCCAAGCTTTAAGTGACCCGAGTGTCACAAAACATGCTTATAACGCAGCTTTTGAATGGTATGCCTTAAACAAATTTTTTAACTCTCCTATCAGCCAATGGCGATGCACCATGTTCCATGGATTGTATTGCGGCTTTACAGCCGGCCTGGACGTCACCGGCAAGGTATTGGGATTGCCAAGTGATAAACAGAAAATGAGCGTTGGTAAAGCTTTGATTAAGTTGTTTTGTACTCCTACTAAACCAAATAAAAAGAATGGTGGTCGTACGCGGACACTTCCGCATCATGAGCCGGAAAAGTGGGAACTGTTTAAACAATATTGCATCCAAGACGTTGAATCAGAAAAAGAGATTGAAAGACGCTTATCTTCTTTTCCTGTTCCAATACAAGAACAAAGACTGTGGGAACTTGATCAGCTGATTAACGCCTATGGCGTAACGGTGGACAGAAAACTCATCGATGGAGCTCTCTACATAAATAATGTCGTCACCGCACAGCTGACCAATGAAGCTATGAAGATCACCGGGTTAGGCAACCCGAATAGCGTAACACAGCTAGGAAATTGGCTCAAAGAAAAAGGGTTAGAAGTTGACAATCTAAAAAACGAAACGGTCGAAGATCTCATAAAGACAACCGAAGGTGATATTAAACGGGCTCTTGAGATAAGACAAGAACTTTCCAAAACAAGTGTGAAGAAATATCAAGCGATGGAAGCCGCAGTTTGTGAGGATGGAAGAGTAAGAGGATTGTTGCAGTTCTATGGTGCCAATAGGACCGGGCGATGGGCAGGAAGATTGGTACAAGTGCAAAACCTCCCGCGAAATTACCTTGAGACACTCGGCCATGCTCGGGAACTCGTAAGAGAAAAGAAAGTGGAAGCTTTAAAACTAATTTACGGAAACGTGCCGGACACTCTTTCACAGCTTATTCGAACCGCATTCATCCCAAGTGAAGGCCATCTGATCGTAGTAGCCGATTTTAGCGCCATTGAAGCGAGAGTGATTGCCTGGCTAGCCGAGGAGCAATGGCGATTAGAGGTCTTTCAGACACATGGAAAAATCTATGAAGCTTCTGCATCTCAAATGTTCGGTGTTCCAATCGAATTAATCAAAAAAGGGAATCCGGAATATGCTCTTAGGCAAAAAGGGAAGGTTGCTGAATTGGCTTTAGGTTACCAGGGAGGAAAAGGTGCGCTGATTCAAATGGGTGCTTTGAATATGGGTCTGACGGAAGAAGAGCTGCCCGACATTGTGAGACGTTGGCGGTCATCAAATAAGCGGATCGTGGACCTTTGGTACTCCATTGAGAATGCAGCCCTTTCCGTTATGAAAACAGGTCAGCCGGTAGGGGTGAGAGGATTAATTCTTGCTCGGGAAAGCGATATCCAAAACGGACTTGATTTTCTTACGATCACACTTCCAAGTGGAAGAAAGCTATTTTACGTGAAACCTTTTCTATCGGAGAACGATTTTGGGAAAGAAGCTCTGCACTATTACGGACTAGACCAAACCACTAAAAAGTGGACAAAACTATCAACTTACGGCGGAAAACTTGTGGAAAATATTGTACAAGCCATTGCTCGTGATTGTTTAGCAGAAACATTGAAACGATTATCGGCTGCTGGCTATCAGGTAGTCATGCACATTCACGACGAAGTTGTGCTGGACGTTCCGAAGGAATACGCGGACTTAGATAAAGTCGTCGAAATAATGAGACAGCCGATCAGCTGGGCTCCGGGACTTCCACTAAACGCGGATGGTTTTGTATCTGAATATTACAAAAAAGACTAGGAGGCTGAATATTAATGGGTATTCTGCACGAAAAGGTAGTGCTGACACAGGAACTAAAGCGCCAACATATGATCCAACAATTGTTGGGCATGGGGATTACAGAAGATAACGGAAAGTCAGTTCAGGATCTGGACTATTACACGGTGCGGCATTTGTTAGCGACAGCCAAAATTAGAAATGAATGAAAGGAGGACAGTTCCATGGTCCAAGTAGGGGATTGGGTGAAGGTGAAGCTGTTTGGATACTACTTGGTCGGATTTGTTGAATACGTGTGGGATGAAACAGTGCAAATTACGAAAGTTTTGAGAATAGCGGATGGGGAAGTCCAGAGGATTAGTCAACGGTCTGGCATTTATGATGTTAGTCAAATGGAACCACTCCCAAGTGACATTCATCCAGAAGATTTATCCGTGTTGATTGATATGGCGTTAGATCATTATGACCGGCAATGGTTCGAGGAACTAACGAGGATCCAAGCAGAACCCCAGGTGTTGAACAGTCACGCGCAAATAGAGGGCAAAGGGTGATATCATGGGCGGCCTTTTACGGAAAATAGAGCGCAGCAAAACAAACAGTGAAGCCAGGAAGATGGTTCGCTCGTTGATTCAAAACGAATGGATGGCTGGCTATCGGAAAGGGCTTGAGGATGGGGCACTGGAACAGTGGAAGCAGGATAATGAATTGCTTGTGAAAAAGCTGCAAGGCCTAACACATTTAAAAGGCATCGGAGAAAAAACAGCAGGAAGGATCATTGAGTATTTTCTGGAAGGATTTGATGATTCGAAATGATCTTAGATTATAAAACGTTTATGAGACATGCAGAAAAAGTGACCAAAACTGCGAATGAAAGAAAACCGGATAAGCCCGAAATACATGGTGTATATCACCATCCCGATGGCTCTTTAATTGTCACAGATGCCATTCGTTTATATAAAGTGTTCGGGATTAATCACGACAATAAGTCTGACTCAATCTACACACCAAAAGGAAAAAAGATTGATGCCGCATACCCAAATGTAGACCGACTGATACCTACTCAAGTTCCTTTACAGGAATTAACTATAGAAGTAGGTGAATTGCTACAAGCCATGGATATTTTATATAGCGCAGGATCGCTGGTAACGGATCCGGTGATTGTCGACTTTAAAGATGATGAAGTCCGATTTACATCTATGGAGATGAAAGGTTTTTACATCCTGCCTGTAAAATTCGAAAAACCCATTTCGTTGAACGCTCTTTATCTATTAGAAGCTTTAAAACTTTTTAAGGCAGCAAAATGTAAACTAGTTCGAGTTCAATATTTTGGTAGATTGAGACCTTTGGTTTTGAAAGATGAATCGGGAGATTTAACGGCGCTCATTCTTCCCGTCCGAAAATATTAAGGGGGTATTCGCCTTGTTGAGAATAGTGAATGGCAGCTTTGAACAACTCAAAGCCGAAATGAAGCATAACCAGGAAATTGTGAAAAGACAGATCAAAGAACTTGAGAAAGAACGTAAGCAGAAAAAATATTTGACAGAATCTGAACAAAAAAGATTGCAAGAATTGGAGAAATTATTTCGGCTTTATACGCCGTCAAAGGTGTTGCCAGTTCGAATTGAAAGTACGGATTTGATTATTGACTCGAAAATCTATCAATCTTTCATGAAAAAGATCAAAGGATTTTCCTTTGAGATAACAGTGATAGCTGATAGCCTGCGGATTCGATATAAATCAGCTTTTCAGTCGCAAGGGTACATCGAATTTTACGATTTATCCCCTCATTTCGCTGATTTTCAAAATATTCCTGTCGCGGAGATTAAAGAAGATGGCTCGGAAGCGTAAACGCCAAAGAAAATGGGTGTTGTTGAAGCGCCTGGAAGAAGGACAAGCTATATACCTTTATGAGCCTTTGAGGAAATGCGATCTCAATCGCAGGCTACGAGATGGATGGAGGCAGGTGAAATAATTTGTCAGATACCAAGATCATCAGAGGGGTCCTCACAACTCGTGATCAAGCGGTCCTGGGGAACATGGGGCTTGTTCGGATGGTGGCCCAAAAATACAAAAGAAAAGCTAAAAAAGCAGGATTAGATTTTGAGGACTTGGAAAGCATCGGCGCTATTGGTTTAATGAAAGCTTTTGACGGTTTTGATGATAGTAAAGGTTTTCAGTTTTCTTCTTACGCAATTCCAAAAATAAGGGGTGCTATAAATCAAGCCATTCTATATAGCGCTGATAGTGCAGTTCGGTATCCAAAAAATGTTAAAGAGTGTGCGAGGATGATTTCAGAATCAGGATTGGAAAATGAACCGATCGAGAGGATCGCTACCAAACTTGAAACGTCTACGAACCAGGTAAAACTAGCTTTAGATTATCTTCATAATAGCGACTTACGATTGGACGACGCGGCTGTAAATACCAGAAAGTATGAGGAAGGCAGTTCATATCATGAACTGATTGGATTTTCCCAAGACTTTTCAAGCATATTCGTCAATGACTTTTTAGACACACTTAAAGCAAAAGAGCGGGAAATAGCTGAGCTAGCATTAGCTGGTTACGGCACCACTGAAATAGGGAAACGGTTAGGTTTTTCTAAAAGCTATGTACGTACTTACATGCCGAGAATCAAGAATAAGTTAGAAAAATACATGGCCGGTGAAAAATTACGGAGAAAGAGGGTGCGCACTGTGAATCAAGAAAAGAAATCCTCAGCTTCCCTTTCTTCTTCCGTTCCAAAAGAATTGACGGAAGAAATCTACAATGAACTTCGACAAAAAGGTTTATCTAACAAACAGATTGCAGAGAAACTAGGTATTAAACTCTATCAAATCTATAAACACAAGAAACAGTGGTCGGGTAATCCTAAACCTACATCACCAAAGAAAGAAGGCGAATCAACAACTAAACCTGTCGATGATCTTATCTATAAACCGACTCATTATCATCAAGGTGGGATCGATGTAATTGCTTATATGGAAATGAAATTTCCTAAAGAGCAATTGATTGGGTTTCATCGCGGGAACGTTTTGAAATATCTCATTCGATACCGGGATAAAGGCGGTATAGAAGATTTAAAGAAAGCTAGGTTTTATTTGGACAAGCTGATTGAGGTTGAGTCACTTGAATAATGGTTGGGAGGTCGTTTCATAAATGCATTATCTTTATGATCCTAGAACCAATATTTTATCTGAAACTTCGATTCCGTATCTAATGGAGTTAACGGGTAGGTCTAAAAGTAATTTATATGCGCATAAAAAGCAAAAGCGAAAAATCAAGGACATCAATTGCTACTTAACAGATGAAAATGTTTCCCTAGAACAGCGCAGAATTTGGTATGAATCGGAAACCTACGAAGACGAAGCATGGAAGGTTGTTCATGGATCTGACGGAAAGTTTTTAATATCCAATTACGGACGCTTTAAACGCGTCCGTAAAGAGAAAACGTATTTCCTGATGCCTTTTTTCCACAAAAGAACTGGAAAACTCATGATAAAAGTGCAATTTAACGGTCGGTACGGACAATATCCCATTGCTAACCTTGTCGCCTATCATTATATCGGTTTACCGAAGCCTGGGGAAGTGCTGCACCACAAAAATCTAATCAAAACAGACAACTTTGCAGGCAATCTTGAGTACATCTCGAGACAGAAATTGGGCAAGAAAACTGGAGGAATGGCCAAAAGCAAGCCTGTTGTCCAATTGGATATGGAAACTTTAGAAGTCATTAACGAATTCCGTTCAGCGCGTGAAGCTGGCCGTCAATGTTATCTATCCTATCAAGCTGTTTTGGATAATTGCAATCACAGAAGTAGGTCAAGTGGTGGATACATTTTCATGTTTGCAGAGGAGTATGAAAAACGGATATTGAACTATTAGCTTCTTGAAATTTTGAGGTGGAGGATGATTCAAATGAGTATACAAGAAGGGGCTACTACTGTTGATGATTTAATTCAAATAATAGCCAAGTTGGCAAAAGAGATGAAGGAGTTCTCGAGTTGTAATAACGCTATTAGGAAAATAGAAATCAGAATTGATGAAGATGACAACAGCTTTATTATTACAAGCGTTTTTTAAGAGGATAGTTTTTCCATCGGATTTCACTCTGAAAGTTAAACACCCTAAAAAACTCTACTCAAGGGAGCGTGATCTTGTTGGCTAAAAATAATTTACCGTTGCGTGTACTTGCTGACGTGGCAGACGAACGTCTTCGTCAAAACCAAAAATGGGGATTACAACGGCACTCTTATGGGGATTGGCTAAAGATTCTCATAGAAGAAGTCGGAGAAGTCGCTCAAGCCATGCAAGTGGGCGAAAACTGGGCAAAAGAATCAGATGCAAGCAACCTTTATGAGGAATTAATCCAAACGGCTGCGGTCGCTGTGGCTATCGCTGAACAAGTGATGGAAGTGGAATCATCGTGATAAACCGTCATGCGGAGAAATTTACTTATTACCTTCGCAATAGTCTCCGAAAGATTAGGTGATCTTATATGCAATATGACAGAAAAATAACCATCTCCGCAGCTGGAAGCCGTAAGGCAACCTTATGGCCAGCGCAGACTCTTTACTGGTCTGAAATGGTGGAAAAGTTGAGAACGGCGGTCCGGGGAACCGAAACACTAGCTGAATATTTGAAACTACCTAAACGAGAACAAGACGAACTGAAAGACGTTGGCGGCTTTGTAGGCGGAACGCTCGCTGGAAATCGGCGCAAAGCGTCTAACGTAACCGGCAGGGACCTAATCACACTAGACATGGATAACATTCCTGCTGGCGGAACAGCTGACGTATTACGCCGTCTTGAAGGACTTGGATGCGCCTACGCCGTTTATAGCACCCGCAAACATGAGGAAGCTAGGCCCCGTTTGCGGGTGATCGTTCCTTTAAACCGAACGGCTACTGCCGATGAATACGAGCCATTAGCTAGAAAATTAGCATCCATCATCGGTATCTCGTTCATGGATCCTACCACGTTTCAGGTTCACAGGCTCATGTATTGGCCGTCTTGTTGTGCAGATAGCCAATATGTTTTTCGGTATTCGGACAAGCCTTTTTTAGACGCCGATGGTTTGCTCTCTTTATACAGCGATTGGAGGAATATACAAGAGTGGCCAGAGGTCCCAGGTGCTCAATCACACAAAAGACTGGCAGCAAAACAAGGGAATCCTCTTGAAAAGAATGGAGTTGTGGGTGCTTTTTGCCGACAATATAACATATTCCGAGCCATTGAAACATTTTTACCAGGTGTCTACGAGCCGACCGATACCGATCCGAATCGTTTAACGTTTGTAGAAGGATCCACGGTAGGCGGGGCCATTGTGTATGAAGATGGTTTGTTCCTTTATTCCCACCATGCTACGGATCCGTGCAGCGGAAAGCTTGTGAATGCATTTGACCTGGTCCGTTTGCATAAATTTGGTGATTTGGATGATGAAGCAAAGCCTGATACACCTGTGAATCGCCTTCCGTCTTTCGCGGAAATGAGCGCCTTTGCCTTAAACGACGCAGGTGTTGCGGCCATTTTGAACGAGGAACGGTATAAAAAAGCGCTCGAAGATTTCGGAGAAGTTGAAACGCCAGCGACAGAAGAAGATCATAACTGGATCAGAAAGTTACAAATCAATCCGAACACGGGGCGGCCTTTACGGACCATCGAAAATGCTTTAATTGCGCTTGAACACGAACCTCATTTAAGAGGGCGCATTAAAATGGATGCTTTCTCGGATGCCATTATTGGAGAAGCACCTTTACCGTGGGCGCCAAGGGATAATGAGGAAGGGCCCTTCCGTTGGACGGACTCCGACGACGCTGGATTACGAAACTATTTAGAGAAGATAATTGGCTTTCGCGTTAAAGATATTGTCAGTGATGCCCTTGTCTTATGCGCTGCCAAGAATCGGTTTAACCCAGTAACTGATTATCTCAATAGCCTGAAATGGGATGGCGTGAGGCGGTTGGATACGCTTTTTATTGATTACCTGGGCGCTGAAGATACCCCTTATGTAAGGGCTGTTACACGCAAGTCTTTTACTGCAGCTGTTGCGAGAGCCATGGAACCAGGAGTGAAATATGACACAATGCCGGTTTTAACCGGAGCACAAGGATTGGGGAAAACCACGCTTATTCAGAAGATGGGCAAGGATTGGTTTTCTAACAGTTTAGAGTCCTTTGATGGGAAAGAAGCAGCCGAGTTACTACAAGGTGTCTGGATCGTGGAAATTGGGGAAATGAGCGCCTATAACAAGTCGGATTTGAACACGATTAAAGGTTTCTTGAGCCGTACGGAGGATCAATATCGGGCGGCTTATGCCAGAAAAGCAGAAAAGCATCCAAGACGATGTGTGTTCTTTGGTACTTCCAACAGAAGTGATTACTTAAGGGATCCGACAGGAGGCAGACGTTTTTTACCGATTGATGTCGGCATTCAGCAACCGACTAAAAGCGTCTTTCGCGATTTGGATGGCGAAATTGATCAGTTATGGGCGGAGGCCGTGATGAATTGGCGGCTGGGCGAGTCGTTGTTTCTCACTGGAGAACTTTTGGAGGAAGCGAAAAGGCAACAGGAAGGGCATTCAGAACAAGATCCACGAGAAAGCCTGATTCGTGAATTTGTGGAAAGAAAAGTACCCGTGGACTGGCAAAAGAAAGATATTGCTTCCAGAAAGCTTTATTGGTCCGGAGAATTTGGGCGAGAAGATTCGATGGCAGCAACCGTTGAAAGAGATCGAATCTGCGCAGCCGAAATATGGGTGGAATGTTTTGGCGGTGAAATTCGAAACATGAAACGTTCTGATACGATGGCCATTAATGACGTATTGGAGAAAATGGAAGGCTGGATAAAGCATAAAAAACCTTTTCGATACGGCCCATACGGATTAGTAAAAGGTGGCTATGTCAGAGAAAAATAAGAACATATGAGCGTATACCTTTCACGTATACTTTCTGTTAATTTTGTATACCTTGTAAAATTTGGAAATGTATACTTTGTATACTTTAAAAAAACATCAAAGTATACACGAAGGTATACGCCAAAATCCTTGATATATCTATATTTATTATTATTTGTATACTTTGTATACCTTTAATAGAAGAAAAATAATAAATAGGTAATATAGAGAGATTAGGCACTTATATGTATTACCTAAACGCCTAATTTTCATATATACGCGCGCGCGATGATTTGATAATTGAACGAGCGAGGGTTGGTGAATTGAATTGATTGATAAAGTTTCGAATGTGGCAATCATGGCTGAGTTGAAGTTGCTTTTGCAAGATGGTCCGTTGCCGCGAAAATTCTTAAAAAGACAATTTAAAGAAAAGGGTTTAACTGAGCGAGATCTCCAAACAGGAGAGGAGCTAATGGGATTGGTTGAAGAAAAATGGAACGGTGTTCTTTTCGTAAGGCTTCCTGGTGCAAATGAACAGACAGGATGGTGATTCGAGATGAGAGAACGAGATATAGAAATTTACTTAAGAGATCGGGTTAAAAAAGCAGGCGGGAAAGCTTATAAGTTCGAATCGCCAGGAAATGACGGCGTGCCTGATCGTTTAGTGATCTTTCCAGGAAATCGAGTTTACTTTGTTGAGTTGAAAGCACCAGGCAAAAAGCCAAGACCTTTGCAAGTGAAACAAATGAAAGTCATTGCTTCTTTCGGGTGTGATGTGCGAGTGATAGACAGCAAACAAGGTGTAGATGAATTTATTGAAAAAGTGGTTGGTCATAAATGAAATTTGAGCCGCATGCTTACCAGAAATATTGCATCAATCGTTTAATCACTACACCGGCACTTGGGTTGTTCCTGGACATGGGACTTGGAAAAACTGTCATCACCTTAACTGCCATAAACGATTTGAAATATAACCGATTTGCGATAAACAAGGTTTTGGTCATTGCACCTAAGAAAGTTGCAGAAAGCACCTGGGTGAGAGAGGCAAAAAAGTGGGATCATTTGAAATTGTTGCGGTTTTCAACGGTGTTAGGGTCTCAAGCAAGAAGAATCAGAGCATTAAACACACCTGCCGATATCTACGTGATCAATCGTGAAAATATTCCTTGGCTGGTCGATTATTATCGAAATGCTTGGCCGTTTGACATGGTGGTCATTGACGAGTTTAGCAGTTTTAAAAACCATCAGGCGAAACGATTTAAAGCGTTAAAGTGGGTTCGCCCGCATATCAAACGAATCGTCGGTTTGACCGGAACGCCGGCACCAAACGGACTTCTTGATCTTTGGGCACAGGTGTACTTATTGGACGGTGGCGAGAGACTCGGAAAGAAAATCACCGGTTTCCGGGAAAGATACTTTGAGCCGGATCAACGAAATCGAGAACGAGTTTTCACATACGCGCCGAAAGTCGGTGCAGACCAAGTCATTCAAAATTTAATTGGAGATATATGCGTCAGCATGAAGGCAGAAGATTATTTGGAGCTGCCGGATATCATGTATAACACGATTCCAGTGGTATTAGATAGCAAAGCCCAAAAAGCATATAAAAAACTGGAAACCGAAATGTTACTGCAAGTAGATGGTTCCACCATCGATGCGGGATCCGCAGCCGTTCTTACAAACAAATTGCTGCAACTTTGCAACGGTGCTGTCTACGATGAGGATCGGAACATCGTCAATATTCACGACTGTAAAATTGAGGCGTTTATGGAATTGATCGAAGGATTGAACGGAAAACCAGCCTTAGTTTTTTACAGCTTCCAACATGATAAAGATCGATTATTAAAAGCATTACAGAAAACAAAATTAAGAGTGCGAGAGTTGAAAACTCCACAGGATGAAACCGACTGGAATAATCGACAGATTGATATTTTATTGGCCCACCCAGCCAGCACGGCATACGGTTTGAACTTGCAGCAAGGTGGAAATCACATCATTTGGTTTGGGTTGACATGGAGCCAGGAATTATACGCACAAGCAAACAAGCGTCTTCATCGTCAAGGTCAAACTGAAAAAGTCATTATTCACCATTTGACGGTCGAGGGTGGTGTCGATGAAGATGTGATGGCCGCCTTGCAAGAAAAAACTGATACACAAGAACGTCTTTTGCAGGCGTTGAAAGCAAGAATTGATCGGGTGCAGGAAGGGAGAGTATAAACGTGTTGATCATGAAAAACTATGCGGATCTGGAACGCATGATTCATATATTGGAAACGCAGATCGAAATGTTAGAAGTGGATCTTGACTTTTGGTTTGGAAAAGGGGAATACGTACCTTTCGAAAGTAAGGGAGCAAAGTACGGAATCCATGTTGCTGCGGAAAATACGGATCGAATCTTAGAAAAGTTAAATCAGCTAACTAAGATGCTGGATTACTACAAAGAATTGAAGAAAGATATGGACGACTATATTAACTCACTGGAAGGGTTGGAATATAAGATTGCCTATAAACGATACGTTGAAAATAAAACGTATCAAGAAATTGCCAAAGAACTTGGTTATTCATATGGTTATGTTCGGAACGTCATGTCGAAGGCTGGTAAAAATCATTTTCCTGATGAGCCAAAAGACATGACAATGATGTGACACAATACTTGATTTTTCTGTAGTATGATTAAAATAGAAGTTTGAATATAGGTAAGCCGTTGACGAATCCCCTCTTTGTTTAAGCGTCACCTTCGGGTGGCGTTTTTTGTTGCGATATTTTCATACAAAAGTTGCAGGAAAATAGTCTCCTTTTGTCGAAAGAATTGGTATTACAGAGAAAGGGGACTATTTATGAAATGGACACATAAAGATTGGATATGGCTGATGATATTGATTTTTTCATTTTCAATAAGTTTTTACATAACTAAACCAAGTTTTGAAGAGATTTTATCGTATATTACATCCTTTACATCGATTGTACTCTCTATATTAGCCATTTATATTTCTGTCAGGGAACTTACTAAAGCTGATACTGTTAAAGGTGAAATCCATACATTGGTAGGAGAATTAAACGAAAAAGTAAGGCAGATTGATCAGAAAATAAATAAGATTGATTTGGCTTATACTCAGAATACCGTGGATAAATCTACATCGGCAGATTTGGGTAAATTTATAGCGCGAGAAATGAGAAAGCACATGGGTTCTAGGGAAGAGAGGAGAATGAAAAGTGGCGTTTGATCCAAAAAGAGTATTAATTCAATCAATTATTTTAGGAAAAGACTTGGTCAATGGGATAAATAAAGAGAATTTAGATGAAGAAGGATATGTTACTTATTTAACCTCAAATGGTTGGATAGTCGGTAAAACAATGGAAATAAACCCGTTTGATATATCTGATGAGGAAAATGTAGCCAACGAGATCATTCAAAGATTAGAGGAAGGAAAAACCATAGATGCGTTTACAATTGCACAATCTATGTATAATGGACTTATTGAAAATTATAAAGAAAAATCTGATGATAAAGTAAAAGAATCCCATAATGCCATTTATCTATCTGATGTAAAAATAAAAACTGTTAATGGCAGAACTATAAACGCAAACTCTTTTGTATTGTTTGCTGATCAAATAATAGGTATACTTCCTGGAAAAGTAGACATTGAACCCCTTTAATATAAGCATCCTTCGGGGTGCTTTTCTTTTTGTGAAGAGGAAACGGAATACTGAAATGGAGTTGATAAAATGATTGCTACAATTGACGGAATTACTGTAATGGGTAGTCCAGAAGAAATACAGCGATTCAGAGAAATAACAGCTAAAAAGAAAAAAGGTAACGGATTTTTTAAAGTACCTGAAAGTGATGTTCCTGAACATGTGAAACGATATGGTTCTACTACATTTGTTTCAGATAAAGATTCAAAAATAAACGCTTGGTATTAAGCATTCTGCAGGGTGCTTTTTATCCACAAAACACAAACGTTTGTTTGGGGGTCTCATTAATATTGTCAGTAAATTTTACTTATTATAAAGTTTCATTTTTGGTAACACCTTTTAAAACGCTGAATCCCTTGTGTATCAATGGTTCAAAGGCTATTGTTACTTATCTAAGTAACGCGAAAGTAACAGTAAAGTAACAGTGACTGGATATAAACAATAAAGATAAAGAAAGATAAGAAATATATATACTTGCAAATGTCTTTGCAAGGGAAAATCTTTAAGCATCTGTTCGAGTAACAGGTGCTTTTTATTTTGCAATCGGAAGGTGATCTTATGAAAATATTTGATCTGTTATCCAAAGAACAATTAATGAAGCTTAAGCAAATAAATGCGCCTAGGAAAAAGAAGCGACGAGAAAAACCTCCAAAGGAAAAGTTAAGCCGTAAAGATTGGGAAGAGATCATGGGAACGAATCGGGATATTTATAAAAGAGTGCGTGGGGCAATTAGGAGGAAGTGATTCATGCGTCTTTATTTGGATCCTGTGGAACGAAAAGGAATAATACCTCGTATATAGAATAAATAATTAGTACATTTATTCTAGGAGGATATTATCATGAGTAAATACTGGGAGCCGTGTCCAAGGTGTGGATCCAATAAAGTACAAACCAATAGTAAACTTGTAATCTTTTTCGGTCTAGGTACTGGTATTGGTTGTCTGTCATTGTTATTTTTTCCGTTAGTGTTTCTAATATTTCCATTGTTACTAGTCATTCCTTTTCTACCAAAAACAAACACATGCCAGGAATGTAAACATTCTTGGAAAGTAGATAAGAAAAACAAGGAAGCCTCTGCATAAGCAGGGGTTTTTTATTTGGAGGCGATATACATGGCAAGATTCCCAGAAGGAAGACAACGTTTAGCATTTGGCTGCTACTACACGATGGAGCCTGGCAAGAAGTTTTCGGATATAAACGTGAAGTGGAATATCAAATGGTATGGCTTGCCTGTTTTGATGTGGAAGGTAGCACATCTAGATCACATCATTAAGTGGTATCAGTATCCTTGGCTAGTGTACTTGATTGGCAAACATACGATTAGGAATTGGTTAGGAAAATGAACAGCCATCAATACTACGACAAATACAAACGTGATCAGGATGCAAGATTCTTCTACAAAAGCAAGGCATGGGAGAAGTGCCGGCAATATGTTTTGATCCGGGACAATCATCTATGCCAGTACTGTTTGAAGATGGGAAAGCTGACACCTGCCGATATGGTCCATCATATTGAGGAGCTCAAGGACAATCCGGAAAGGGCATTGGATCCTGATAACTTGGTTAGTCTTTGTAATTCTTGCCATAACAAAGAGCATCCGGAGAAGGGAAAGAAAAAAGAAAAGCCAATCAGTAAAAAGATTAAAGTGGTAAAGGGTTGATGAGATGAATGTCCATTGTGATAAATGCCAAGAAGAGTTTGAGATCTCTATGCAGAAAACAAAGATCGAAGCAGACGTAGAGCGAAATTATTTTTCTTGTCCGCATTGTTCAGCAGAATATACCTCGTTTTACACAAACAAAAGTATCCGAAACAAGCAAGTTAAAATTAGAAATCTATGGTCAAGGATTCGTAAGATGAAAAATGTGAAAAAGATAGATAACATTCAAGGACAAATCGATGAGTTGAAAAAACAATTAGCTGCGGAATTGCATGAATTGAAAACAAAATACGAATAGCCCCCCTCCCCAAAATTTTGAATCCTTTTCAGCTGGGGACCGGCGGCGGCCCTTCGTTTTCCACGCGGATCAATTTTTCATGAAAGGGGGGTAAGGATGTGTCCGTACCAACTGCACAAAAAATTCGTGACTATTTGGGGGAAGATTACCAGGAGTCAGATGAAGAATTGATAAAGCTTTATGTGGAAACGCACCAGTTTTACAGAAGGCTAAAAAATGAAATTAAGAAAACGGATTTGATGTATGAATATACGAATAAAGCAGGGGCGACTAATCTGGTCAAAAACCCCCTTTCCATCGAACTTACAAAGACGGTACAGACCTTAAATAACTTGCTAAAATCTTTAGGTTTGACACCTGCTCAGCGTAAGAAGGTTGTGAACGAAGATGACGACGACTTCAAAGATTTCTAGCGGTATCATTAATGTTCTCAACAAACCATCTCCAAAACTTCTCGCTACATGGTACGCTGAACAGGTAGTTAAAGGAAATATTATTGCTAGTAAAAACGTAAAATTGGCGTGTCAACGTCATTTAAACGATCTAAAAAGAGCCGGAACGGACGATTTTCCTTATGTTTTTGATGAAGATTTGGGGCATAGGCCGATCCGTTTCATAGAAAAGTTTTGTAAGCCATCTAAAGGGAATTTCAAACAGCTTATTCTTCAACCATGGCAGCATTTTGTCATTGGCAGCCTTTTTGGTTGGGTTCATAAAGAGACAAAACTCAGGCGCTTTAAAGAGGGCCTTATTTTTGTTGGTCGAAAAAACGGGAAAACAACCCTTATTTCCGGTTTATCTCTCTATGGAGTCAGTAAAGACGGTGAAAATGGGGCGGATATTCCTTTGCTTGCGAATTCCATGAAACAAGCAAGGCTTCTGTTCGATGAGGCGAAAGCGATGGTCAAAGCTTCGCCAAAGCTAAGGAAATATTTCAGACCTTTACGAGATGCCATTCATTACGACGAGACATTTTCGAAAATCGAGCCACAAGCTTCCGATTCGGAAAAACTGGATGGGTTAAACACTCACATCGGTGTTTTTGATGAAATCCATGAATACAAGGACTACAAACTGATTAATGTTATCAAAAACTCTCGAGGAGCTCGTGAACAGCCGTTACTCATTTACATCACAACAGCTGGTTATCAACTAGATGGTCCGTTGGTGGATTATTACGAATTGGGAACGGATGTTTTAAGCGGTGCCGTGACAGACGAAAGAACCTTTTATTTTCTGGCTGAATTAGATGATCCGAGTGAATTCGATCGGCCGGAGATGTGGGTGAAGGCAAATCCTAATCTTGGTGTTTCAATAAAGCTGGAAGATATGGTTGAAGAATGGGAAAAGGCAAAAAGGATTCCAGCGGAACGAAACGACTTCATCACTAAACGTTTTAATGTTTTTGTTCAGTCGGACGAACAATCTTTTATGGATTTTGAAACAATAAAACGAAATGATAAGGTCCTAGATTTGAAGGGATTGGAAGGAAAAACTTGTATGGCGGGATTCGATTTATCCCAGACAGAGGATTTTACAAGTGCATGTCTTGAATTTCCGTTGGATACGGGAGAAGTTTTTGTATTGTCTCATTCTTGGATTCCGGAGAAAAAAGTAATGAATGACAATGAAAAAATACCATATCGTGAGTGGGAAAAAGAAGGACTGCTAACAATTTGTAAGGGCGAATATGTTGACTATCAATTGATTTATGATTGGTTCGTTGAACAATCCAACAAATACAATATCGAATTGGTCACATATGACCCTGCTAATGCTTATCGCCTTGTGGAAGATTTAAAGTCTTATGGGTTCAATACTTTAGCTGTAAGACAAGGATATATTACATTAAGCCCTGCTTTAAAAGACGTAAAAGAGTTGTTTTTAGACGGAAAAGTGATCTTTAATCAAAATAAATTGTTCAAATGGTACCTAAATAACGTCAAATTGGTTGAAGATCGTAACGGAAACTGGCTACCAACAAAACAAGGTCGTTACCGTAAAATTGACGGGTTTGCGGCCTTTTTAAATGCACATACAGAAGTGATGAAGAAAATGGTTAAGCCTGCGGGAAATGGTAGTGTGGATGTTATATCGGTGAAGGACTTGTTGAAGTAGGGAGGTGAGAACTTGAGATGGTGGGATAGATTAAAAAACAGCGTAAAAATGGCTGTAGCCGGATGGAAAGGACAAGGTTTTGACTTTACCAACTGGTTTGGTCGAACTTTTTGGGGCACAGATAATTCACAGCTTGCAACAAACGAAACCATTTTTAGCGTGGTTTCTCGGCTGTCCAATAGCTTGGCTTCACTCCCATTGAAGCTATATCAAAATTTTGATTTGGTCACAAATGCGGCTTCTGATGTGCTTATTAACTCACCGAATCCTAATATGACGTCTTTTGATTTGATCAGAAACTTAGAGACCGCACGGAATGAAACGGGAAATTCCTATGCGATCATTGAGCGAGACATTCGCGGTCAAGTATCCAGGATCACTCCCCTGATACCGACATACGTTGAACCTGTATTGGAAAGGGAAAGTCAAGAGCTTTGGTATCAGGTTATCGGAGAAAACGGGACATATTACTTTCACAACATGGATGTTTTGCATTTTAAGCATATTGTCGGCTCCGGTGGGCTGAAAGGGATCAATCCAATAAAGGTCCTGACGAATACGAATGATTTTGACAAAGCTGTCCGCGAGTTTAGCTTGAAAGAGATGCAAGGTGCTCCCAACTCTTTTATTTTGAAATACTCTGCGAACGTTGATACTGACAAACGGGAACGAATCATTAACGATTTTAAGCGTTTTTACCAGGATAATGGCGGGATTTTGTTCCAAGAACCGGGCGTAGAAATCGATCCGATTGAAAGAAAGTTTATCGCAGCGGATATTTTTACGTCAGAGCGGATCACTCGTTCCCGGGTGGCGAATGTCTTTAATATCCCAGTAACCATGCTAAATGATACCGAGGGTCAAAGTTATTCCAGCAATGAACAATTGATGAGAATGTTTGTGCAGCTCACCTTAATGCCGATTGTGCGTCAATATGAGCAAGAATTTAATAGAAAACTCCTCACAACAGCCGAAAGAAGGGCTGGTTTTTACTTTAAATTCAACGTAAATGCTTTGTTACGAGGCGATACAGCTGCACAATCTGATTATTACACGAAAGCAATTCGCACTGGTTGGATGAAGCCAAATGAGGTACGGCAACTGGAAGATTTACCACCAGAACCGGAAGGAAACAAATTGTGGATTAGCGGTGATTTATATCCTATGGATATGGATCCTGCCCAACGAAAGGGGGTGAGCACGGGTGAAAACTCGACAAAAAACTAAGTTTTGGGAGATGAAAATGTCTTCTGATGGCTCAAATGCGGCCGATATTTTTATTTATGGCGATATTGTTTCTTATAGGTGGGATGAGTCAGACACATCAGCATCCAGTTTCAAAGAAGATCTCGATAATTTGGGAGATGTTTCAACGATCAATTTATATATCAACTCACCTGGTGGGAGCGTATTCGAAGGAATTGCCATTCATAACATACTAAAACGTCATAAAGCAAAAGTAAATGTCTATGTAGATGCTTTGGCAGCATCGATCGCAAGTGTCATCGCAATGGCTGGTGACACTATTTATATGCCCAAAAATTCCATGCTTATGATTCATAATCCATGGACCTTTACCTATGGAAATGCGGCAGAATTGCGAAAAATGGCTGACGATTTAGACCGAATTGGTAATTCCAGTAAACAAACCTATTTGCAAAAAGCCGGCGATAAGCTGACAGAAGAAAAATTGCAGGAAATGCTAGATGCCGAAACTTGGCTTTCAGCTGATGAAGCGTTTGAATATGGCCTTTGTGATGTGGTTCAGGAAGCAAACCAAATGGCTGCATCTATCAACTTTGATTTGCTTCAAAAATACAAAAATGTTCCAGAAAATCTATTAAATGTGGCTCAAAATCAGCCAAAAAGCGCTGTTTCAGACGATGAAATGGCGAAGAGGAAGCGAATTGCAGAGGAAGCAAAAGCCAATTTAGCTTATTTAGATACTATTTTAGGAGGTTTGGTTAAATGAAAAAGAAAAAAATGTTAGTTCCTTTAAATCTTCAATACTTTGCAGAAGGTCAAACTTTATTTGAGTTGAAACAAAACATGGCCACTATTGGTCAACAGTTGCAAAAAGTAGAAGGTGAACTTGCTCAAAAAGCAGTGGATCCAAACGCAACAATGGACGAAATTCAAGCATTGCAACAGTCGAAAGAGGATTTAAAGACACGTTTTAATGTGATTAAAGAGCAACATGACGCACTAGAAGCGGAACAAAAAGCGAAATTCCAGCAAAATAAAGGAATTCAAGCAATTGAGGATCCAAAGCAAAAAGTAATTGAAGCGAAAGCTGAAATGATTCGTGCAACTATGACGGGTAAACCATTATCCGAAGATGTACGCCAAGCATTAGGAGATAATACCAATCCAGCAACAGGAGGAGAAAAACTTCTTCCTAAGACGGTATCGACTGAATTGTTACACGAACCTTTTGTTAAAAATCCATTGCGTGATATTTCAACTTTCACCCAAGAAACAAACCTGGAAATTCCCAAAATCGCTTTCCAATTAGATGATGATTCGTTTATTGGTGACACTGAAACGGCAAAAGAAATTGCGGCTACCGGTGACACGGTTGTTTTTGGACGCCACAAATTTAAAGTTTTTGTACCAATTTCCGAAACTGTTTTAAACGGTACCAGCACAAATCTTGTGCAGACTGTTGAAGCAGCACTTGAATCCGGTTTAGCTGCAAAAGAAAAGAAAGTGGCATTTGCGACATCACCTGCTACAGGAGAAGAACATATGTCATTTTATCGCACCCAGGATGCAATCAAAGTGGTACAAGCCGAAAATAAATATAAGGCTATTAAAGCTGCCATTGCGGATTTACATGAGGATTTTCGGGAAAATGCAAAAGTTGTAATGACTTATGCGGATTACATGGACATTATTGAAACTCTGGCTAATGGGAATGCGACTTTGTATCAAGCACAACCGGAACAAGTTTTAGGAAAGCCGGCAGTTTTTGTTGATGCAGCCATTGATCCCGTTGTGGGAGACTTTAGCTATTCTCATTTCAACTATGATTTAACGATGCTCCGCGATCGTGATAAAGATGTTAAAACTGGTATTGAGCTATTCGTTTTAACGGCATGGCTGGACCACCAAATTAAGTTAAAATCAGCTTTCCGCATTGCAAAAGTGGCTCCTCAAGCTTAATAGGGGTATGAAAAAATGCTGAATCTCACCTTAGATGAGTTGAAAAATTATCTGCGGATTGATGGGAGTGAGGATGATTCTATCCTCACTTTTCTTATGGATGGAGCAAAAGAATATTTGAAAAATGCGGGAGTCCTTGAATCCGACAGTTCGCTTTACAAGTTGGCTGTCATGTTGTATGTGGCACTTCATTATGAAAATCGTGATCCGAGTACAAAAATAGACAAGTTGAATTTTGCTTTTGATAGTATTGTGCTGCAATTGAAGGATTATGGAGGTGATACATCATCATGAAGCAGTTTCCTGTTTTAAATAACTTTATCGATCGGCATACAAAAGAGTATTACCCCGAAGGATCCATGTATTTCACGAATGACGCGGAGCGCGCTAAAGAACTTTTTGACCTTGGTTTTGTTGGGGAAGAAGTAAAGCCTAAAAGAAAAAATACGAAACAAGCTGATAAAAGCGGTGAAACAAATGAATCCGAGTAGATTACGACACCGCATTACCTTTCAACGATATGACGAGAATGCTACAAATGAAAACGGCTTTCCACTTGAAGAGGATCAGCGATGGCAAGATGTTAAAACCGTATGGGCAATGGTCAAGACGTTACAAGGCCGTGAATATTATGCAGCGGCCACCGTACAAGCGGAAAATACAACTCGTTTTGTTGTGAGATATACAAAAGATGTCGATTCCAGTATGCGAATTGTTTATAAAGGTCGCATTTTTGAGATTGTTGCTCCACCCATTAATGATGATGAGCTGAACAAAACCCTCACCATCATCGCAAAGGAGGTGGTTTGATTGGGAATTCAGCTTGAAGGCATGCAGGAACTGTTAAGTCGACTTGGACGCATTGGAGCAGAAGCAGAACAGGCCAAAAAAGACGCTTTGCAAGCTGGGGCTGAAATCATTCAGCAGACGGCTTCGGAGAAAGCGCCAAAGCGTACAGGGGCATTAGCCGAAAACATTGTGATTTCCGATATCACGGAAGATGGAACCGTGGATATTGGCCCTGATCGTGACCGTTTCTACGGTTTTTTTCTTGAGTTTGGGACATCAAAAATGGCAGCGCGTCCGTTTTTACAGCCAGCTTTTGAAGAAAACAAAGAGCAAGTACAACAGAAAATGGCTGATGTGATACGCAGGGAGATGGGGCTATGAGTCTGAACAAACTGATTATCGATACATTGAAGCCCATCGGCGTTCCTGTTGCTTTCCAAACGTACAGCGGCACAGCGACAACATATATTACGTTTTTTGAATACAATCAATTCGGTGCTTTACATGCCGATGATGAAGAACAAGAAACAGCACTTTTTTATCAAGTCGATGTGTGGTCCAAAGGTGACTATATATCAATAGTTGATCAAGTCAAACAACAAATGAAGCAAGCTGGCTTTCGACGAACAACAGAAACCGATCTATTCGAACCGGACACCAAAATCTATCACAAGGTGCTCCGGTTTTCTTATGTAGAAGAAAGGGAGGAATGAAGTTGAAAGCACAAAATTTAAACAAATATGTTGTGGTCAGCGATGAGGCAAAACAGGCATTTGTAGATGTATCTTCCGAAGTATTTGTAAAGTTAAATGAAGCCTTAGATAACATGAAGGAAGCAGGAGTTGTACCTTCTGACTCAAAGGAAGTATTTGAATATGGATTGCGAGTAGGTCAATATATGACTCTCATTGAAATTTCAACAGGTCTACAGCTAGATGCCAAGGAAGATGGGGAAGGGATAGTGAATAAAGTGCCAATTGAAGTTGTTAAAGAACAGGTTGAACAAAAGTTTGAATGTCCAGATTCTAAATCAAAAGAATAAAGTATTTCCAATAAAAGGAGGAATAGAAAATGGCAGGAGTTCAAGTGGGTTTAAGAGATTTGCATTTCGCCGTTATGAAGGATGATGAAACGTATGAAACGCCGGAAAAAATAGTAGGTGCCATTACAGCAAAAATTTCGCCTTCATCCAATACTGAAACACTTTATGCGGATGATGGGCCGTCTGAAACGGTTACTAGCTTAGGGGAAATTAAAGTGGAATTTGAAGTGAAAGACATTCCACTGGATATTCAGGCGAAGTTGCTCGGGCATACTGTCAACGCTGATGGTGTTTTGATAAAACAAGTAAGTGATGCAGCTCCGTATGTAGCCATCGGTTTTAAATCTAAAAAGAGCAACGGCAAATATCGCTTCGTTTGGCTTTACAAAGGAAAGTTTGAATTACCAGAACAAGAATATCAAACAATGGAGGATAAGCCTGCCTTCCAAACTCCAAAGCTTTCAGGAACTTTTGTGAAACGTGATAAAGATGGTTTATGGCAAGCTATTGCAGATGAAGATTCGACAAACTTTACACCTGAAAAAGCGGCATCTTGGTTCACATCTGTTTACGAACCACCTGCTGCTTAATGAGCGAGAGAGGATATTCCTCTCTCTTTTTTATGCAATAAAAGATAGGAGGAAAAAGCATGTCAAAAAGCCTTGATGCGAAAGTAAAGAAAATTCCTGTTCAGTTGGATAAAGAACGTCATCTTGTTTTTGATTTAAATGCTTTTTGTGAGATTGAGGATAAATTTGGAAGTATAACAGAAGCCTTTAAAGCTGTCGAAAATGTCTCGATGAAAGCGATTCGTGCTTTGTTATGGGCTGGTTTGTTACATGAAGATGAGAGTCTGACAGAAAAAGAAGTCGGAAAAATGATTGATATTGCGAACATTTCCGAGCTTGCAAATGCGATCACAGAGGCGATGAACACGGCCCTTCCTGATCCAAAAAACTAGAGGCCAATCCTGATCTTGAAAACGAAAACCAAGGTTGGGATTGGCCTCTGTTGTTGTATGCCGGGACAGTGATTTTAGGGATGGACGAAAAGGATTTTTGGCGCTGTACTCCAAGGAAATTTTTTGCGCTTTGCGACATCCATAAAAAGGTGAATCGAATCGAAGGGGATCAAGAAGAGGCGCAAGCGGGATATATCGACCAAGTTCTTTTTTAGCAAGGAGGTGAGAGCATGGCAGATGTTGGCGTGTTGCGTGTTTCGCTTGGATTGGATAGTGCGAATTTTACGCGTAGCCTTGCAGAAATAAACCGGAAACTGAAAGCTGTTGAAAGTGAATTTAAAGCGGCTGGCGGTTCCGTTAAGGGTTTTGAAAATACCTTTGAAGGTTTGCAGGCCAAGTCAGATATGTTGACTAAAAAAATAGCCTTGCAAAGCGCTAGAGTGCAAGAGTTGAAGCGTAGATACGATGAATCGGCGGCAACTAAAGGAAAAGAAGCAGCAGAAACGGAAAAATTACTGACTCAGTACAACAAAGCGGTTGGTGATCTCAAAAAATTCGAGAATGAGCTTCAGCAAACTAGCGCCAAGCTTGATAAATTGTCCCAAGACGTCAACAAAAATGTTACAGTCTGGGATAAAATGCATGCAAAATTTAGCGAAGTTGGCCAACGAATGCAAGACTTAGGGAGCCGCATGCAATCAGCTGGTCAAGGTATCGCCACGTCATTTGGATCAGTATCAACAGCAATCGGCGGCGCGCTTGGGTTTGCCGTCAAAAAATCTATGGATTTTGAAGCACAAATCGATCGTGTTGGTGCCATTGCTGGGGCCACCCCGGCTGAACTGAATAAGTTAAAACAATCAGCCCTTGATCTTGGAGCATCAACGTCTAAATCGGCAACAGAAGTAGCCCAGGCACAGGAAATCATGGCGGCAATGGGTTATAAGACAAATGAAATTATTGCAGCTTTGCCGGGGGTTATCTCTGCGGCCGAGGCTAGTGGTGAGGACATGGCGCTTGTAGCCGATACAGTATCAGCAGCGCTTAATTCCTTTGGATTAAAGGCGAGTGAAGCAAGCCGGGTAGCGGATATACTGGCACAATCGGCGAATGATTCTGCGGCTGGTATCGAGGACATGCAGTACACGTTCAAATATGCAGCGCCGGTTGCACATCAATTGGGGATGTCGTTGGAACAGTTGGCAGCCGCAACAGAGATCATGAGTAATAGTGGAATTAAAGGCGAACAAGCTGGAACTACATTACGAGCTGCATTGTTGCGCTTGGCTTCTCCACCTAAAGCCGCGGCAAATGAACTGGAACATTTAGGCGTGTCCATCACGGATTCGCACGGAAAGATGCTTCCGTTTAGCAATATCATCGGTCAATTGCGGGAAAAAACAGAGGGCATGAGCAATGCCCAAAAGACAGCGGCGTTGTCGACTATTTTTGGAACCGAAGCAGTCAGTGGTATGTTGGCAATCGTTGAAGCTGGTCCACAAAAACTTGATCAGCTTACAAAATCACTCCAAAATTCCGGCGGTGCCTCACAAGAAGCAGCAAAGAAGATGAAAGACAACCTCAAAGGTGCACTCGAAAATTTAAGTGGTGCCTTTGAAACAGCGCAAATTACGATCGGAAATGCGTTGGCTCCGGCTATCGAGAAAGTAGCAAATGCGTTGCAAGGATTGATCAATTGGTTTAATAACCTATCACCATCTATGCAAAAATTCATTGCGATTGGTGCTGCTGTAACTGCTGTATTTACGGGAATAGTTGCGGCAATTGGTGTTGTATTAGCGATCATTGGCGGGGCGGCAAATGGAATTGGAGCTTTAACATTAGCATTCGGAACGATATCAGGTGCTGTTGCGGAAGCAGGAGGCGCTTTTGCATTATTAACCGGACCGATAGGAATTGCAGTGTTGGCCATAGGTGGTTTGATCGCTGCAGGGGTTGCGCTTTACACGCATTGGGACCAGATTAAGGCGTTTTTGAGCAATACCTGGAATGCGATTGCTCAAACAGCTGTTACTGTATGGAATGGTATTAAATCTTTCTTCGCCCAATGGGGTGCAACACTATTAACTTCACTTGCTGGACCGATCGGTTTTGTGGTTTTACAGATTTCAAACCGTTGGAATGAAATCAAAAATACGACATTAACCATCTGGAACGGCATTATTACTAGTCTATTAAATTTGTGGAACAGTTTAAAAACTAGTGCATCGAATGCTTGGAATGGTATTAAAAGCGTTGCATCATCTGTGTGGAACGGGATTAAATCCGCGGTCACAAGTATTGTGAGTGCCTTGGTATCATCTGTACAAAATTATTACAACAACATGAAAAGTGGCATTACAAGCATTATGAATGGAATCAAATCCATCTTATCAGGTGTTTGGAATGCCATTAAAAACGTTGTATTAGGTGCCGTCTTATTAATACTTGATTTAGTCACGGGAAATTTCCAAAAGCTAAAATCTGACTCTCAGGCTATTATGAATAACCTGAGAAGTGCTATACAAAGCATTTGGAATGGGATTAAGTCCGTTATTTCAGGAACCGTCAATGCGATAAAAGGCTTTGTAACCACCGCCTGGAACAACATTAGAACCAATACATCTAATGCTTGGAATTCAGTAAAATCTATTTCCTCAAGTGTCTGGAATGGAATAAAAACACTGGTTTCTTCCGTGGCAAACGGGATTAAGTCGGTTGTATCTTCTGCATGGAATGGGATTAAATCCATCACTTCAAGTGTTTGGAATGGAGTCAAATCAACTACTTCAAGCGTTTGGAATGGGATAAAATCTGCTATTTCTAGTTCGGTTAATGCTGCTAAATCAGCCGTAAGCAGTGGGTTTTCCGGAATGAAAAGCGCTGTTTCATCGGCCATGAGCAGCATTCGGTCTACGATCACAAGCATGTGGAATAGCGCCGTGAGCTTTTTGAGAGGGATTGATCTTTATTCTATTGGTCAAAACATCATTCAGGGGCTTGCTAATGGGATATCATCAATGGCCTCAGCTGTTGTAGACAGAGCGAGAAGTATTGCCAATTCTGTCACGAGCACGATCCGGAAGGCGTTGGATATCCATTCTCCATCACGCGAAACAGAAAAGTTAGGTAAATATACAACGGAAGGTTTTGCAAAAGGGATTGCGTCTAGCAATACAGCGGTCATAGCGGCGGCGAAAAAGACGGCAGAAGCTGCAAAAAAAGCGTTTAAGGAAGCGATGGATAAAGCTGAATATAAGTTTAAAATGGGGCAAATCAATGCATCCCAATATATTGCCGAACTTCGGAAAATTCGTAGCGCCTATGCCACAACTGCCGATGAAGTTAGAAAGGTTAATCTTGAGATAAAATCCATACAGGATAAGCAGGCAAAAGAAATTCAAGCACTACAACAAAAGACATTCGCTAATGCTCTCAAAACGATCAAGGATAAAGCGGCAGCCGGAAAAATTTCAACCGAACAGGAATTAAAACAGTTGCAAGCTCTGGCAAACCAATACAAAAAGAACTCACAACAGCAACTTCAAATTGAAGTGGAAATAAAAAAGGTCAAAGATAAGCTTTTAAAAGAGCAGGAAGAAAAACTAAAAGCCCAATTCGAAAGTGAAAAGAACTACATTCAAAAGAGAAAAGATTTTAATCAGCTGTCTCTGAATGAAGAACTTGCGCTGTATGAACAATACATCAAAAAATACAAAAAGGGCTCTGAACAACAACAGTATTATGAAAAACAAATCTATGATGTTAAAAAGGAAATCTATGATAAATTAAAGGCTTTAAATGATGATTACACTAAAAAAATACAAGAAACCAACCAAAAATTGTTGGATGATGAGCTAAAAGCACAGCAGGAATACAACGATAAGATAAAGTCCATTCAAGATCAACTAAACAAAGATTTACTCGATGCACAAAATGATTATGCTGCGCAAGTTAAAAGTATCAACGATAAACTTGCCGAAGATGAGCAAAGCTTAACGGATGCTTATCTCAAAGCGGTTGATGACAGAGCGAAAGCTCTTTATAGCTTCGCTGGTATTTTCGATCAGGTTAGCAGGAAAGATGTAAGCGGCCAGTCTTTAATTGACAATTTAAGCGAACAAGTATCTGCTTTAGAAGATTATCAATCTAATATGGACGCATTGGCTGCTAAAGGTGTTGACCAAGGGCTGTTACAAGAATTACAAGATGCGGGCCCGAAGGCTGTAGATGAAATCAAAGCCTTAAATTCTTTATCAGCAGATCAATTGCAACAATACGTGGAGTTATGGAGACAAAAAAGTAATTTAGCCCGTCAGCAGGCTGTTAAAGAACAGGAAGGTTTGCGACTTGATACTGAATTGAAAATCCAACAACTTAGAACAGATGCGAATATTCAGCTTGAGCAACTGCGTTCCGATTATGTTGCGAAAATTACGGAGCTGAGAACACAGGCTCAAGCTCAAATGGATCAAGCAAAAACAGATTGGGTGAATACGGTAGCCCAGTTAAGACAAGAAGCGAACGCTCAAATGGAGCAATACCAAAAAGAGCTGCAACAACAAATCGCGGACGTAACAAAGGGCACAAAAGAACAATTCGACGTCATGTCAGCCAGCATGGAGGAGATCGGAAAAAATACCATGCAAGGATTAATGGATGGGCTATCCTCGATGACAGGACCGTTGTTGGAGCAAGCAAAGGCTATTGCTAATGCAGTGTCATCTACAATAAAAAAGGCCTTGGATATCCACTCTCCTTCCAGAGTCATGAGAGATGAGATCGGTAAATTTATTCCTTTAGGAATTGCGGAAGGGATCAAACGGAATATAGGGGCTGTCATAAGTGCAACCAATATGATGGCGAGAGCGGCGATTCCGTCAGTTCCTAAACTGAACGGTGGAGTAGCAGTGGCTTCAGAGTATGGAGGTACTCAAACAGGCAATATCACTAAATATGGAAATGTCAATATAAACGTCACAATCCCAGTGAGCGACCTTGAACAAATTCGAACGGTGAATGACTTTTTCAATCGTCTTGGAATGAAAGTCAGACAGGCATAAGGGAGGTGCGATTATGCCAACTCAAAATTTTAAAGTCGGTGAAATGCTCAACAAACGTACCCCAAACTCAAAGACATGGATTAACTTCGACGGATCATACACAACTGAAGTATATAATGCGCCGGTTCATTTTGAGGACGAGAACGGAAATCTTCAAAATATCAATACCGATTTATTCGATGAAGCAGATTTTGATAGCTGGGATGTACCTGTTGCAAAACATGGTAAGGATTTGTTCGAAGAAGCAAAAGAAAGGGCAACACAAGAAAAAAAGATAAACAAACTAGATCGGGACTTGTATGATTATCAAGGTCTGCAGGTCCCTTTTGATTGCAAAATTCCTCGTAATTTTAGAAGAGGGTACACAATCGGGAAAGGACAAAACAAATTAAAGTTCATGCCTGTTCAATCATCCCCTTCTAAAGGGTATGTCGATGAAAATCAGCGTAACAAAATCATCTATCAAGACGCTTGGAATGATACAGATGTAACATTAGAAGTATCCCCAAACGGATTAAAGGAAACGATCATTCTCAAAACGGACCGTGCGCCGTCTTCTTTTTCGTTTGAGGTGGAAGGCTCGTTAGAAGATGATTTGACTGCAGGGAAAGTGTTGATACAACCCGCATGGCTACAGGATGCCAACGGAGAAAAGAGAGATGTTGTCCAAACAATAAGACGTGAAGGAGATAAGACGTTTATTGATTTGACAGCGGATGTAACGGGGATGACGTATCCGATCGAGATTGACCCGACTGTGACAATTCAACCGGATGCAAGTACAGGCATTGATACATTTGTTCATTCAGAGAATCCTACAGCTAATTATGGAACGGATGTCGGTTTATTCGCTGGTGTTTATCAAGGATCGGCTCTTTTTGAAACCTTTATTAAATTTAATATTTCATCAATACCTGTAAATGCAGATGTAATAAATGCTTCGGTCATTCTGCATGTAATTGGTGTTGATGATTCCAATCCTTATGGTTTCACTGCTCATGAAGTTACAGCTGATTGGACTGAAAGTATAACCTGGAACACAAAGCCAAGTTATAACGCATCTGCATTATGCACAGTAAGTATCGCCAACCCTCCAAGTGCGCAAAACGTAATTTTTGATGTAACAACTGCGGCAAAAAAATGGGTGAATGGTACAAGTCCAAATTATGGTGTCTGCATCCGATCGAATTTTGTTAATTCCAGAAAAACATTTGCATCATCGGACCATGCAACGAGCAGTCTAAGACCATCGTTTAGTTTGACCTATAACATGCCACCGACCGCACCAATCGTCATAAGTCCAAACGGCGGGGAAACGTGGAATGCACAGCATACGATTACGTGGAATCCAGCTACAGATCAGTCATCCCTAGAAATGATCCAAACAACAATGGGTGAAGGTGCGGTTGTTTCGACTGCGGTAGAGGCAGGTCAAATTTTTACCATTCCAAAAAACGGATATTTAAAAGCTGTATCTGTTTTGTGCTATGGCGGTAGTGGTACAGAAACAGCGATCTTTTCTCTAAAAGGCGTTAACGGAAATATGCCAGATAGCAATATTTATGCTCAACAATTAGTTGACATCCCTATGTCTAAAAGTTGGGTTGGTTTAAGTGGGTTAAATATTCCAGTTACCGCAGGACAAAAGTTTGCTATTGAAAAAACAAGTGGCTCAACACAACCGTTATACGGTGATAATTCAAATACTTATGCAGGTGGGAACGCTTATTGGGCAGGTTCGTATAAAAGCGCAGACTTAAACGTAAAATTTTATATAGATGAAGCTGTACCGCAAAATCAATTACAATACCAAATCCAACTTTCACCCGACAACGGACAAACTTGGAAAGACATCGTTCCATTAACTTCACCGGGCGCAACATCATACGATTACGACTTTATCAACGAACAGGAAACGTCACTTGCGAAAATCCGTATCCGAGCATTTGACGGCACATCCTATGGACCATGGGATGAATCGGACGGTGTCTTCACAATACAGCACAACCAAGCGCCGACTGTACCTACGAATCTTTCTCCAAGTGGAGGAACACCAAAAGACCGTGGTTCCGTGATTCGTCTATCTTGGCAACACAACGATGCAAACGGTGATCCGCAAGCACAATTCGATTTACAATGGCGGAAACAAGGAGATACAACGTGGAATACTATTAGTCAAGCAACGCCCGATCAGTATTGGGATGCGCCAGCGAATACGTTTCCGAAAGGCGAAATTGAATGGCAAGTGAGGACATATGACCAAGCGGGGCTTTCTTCACCATTTAGCAATATTCAAACATTCTTTGCAGGGGATAAGCCAGCGAATCCGACGATCACCAATATCACGGATGGTTCGATTGTTCCTGTTGCAACTCCAGTAGTTCAATGGAGTTCTGTTGGCCAAACTGCCTATCATGTGAAAGTGCTGGAAAGCAACGATGATTTATTATGGGAACTTCAAGCGAACAGTGCCAATAAAGCACAAACGATTCTTTACGCACTTCAAAATAACACAGATTACAAGATTCAACTTGCGATTAAAAATGCTGATGGAATTTTGTCTGATTTTGTATCAGTCAACATTCATGTTTCTTACACGCCGCCAGCTTTTCCGATTGTTACAACTACAAAAGGTGAGGGGATTATCACGATCTCGATTGATAATCCAACTCCATCCGGTACGCAACCGAATGTGTCTTACAACGACTTATATCGCCGAAAACAAGACGAATCAAGTTGGACACGAATTGCAACGAATATATCAGCTGATGCTTCTTTTGTGGATTACACGCCCGCATCCGGGCAAGTTTATGAATATTACGTTCGTGCATGGGGAGACAACGGAACATATTCCGATAGTTTGATAGTCAGTGAATCTATTTCTTTTACAGGAGTATTGCTTCACGAAGCAGACAACCCTTTAGAAACACTTCGTCAATTCAAATTCGTGAGTGATCGAAGTGAAAGCTGGCAACCGACTGCGGCAATGATGCAATTCGCAGGGCGGAGATTGTCGGTTGCTGAATATGACGAAACCGAGCAACGTTCTGTCAGTGTAAAGCTAAACTTGCTTAAAAACAGCGGTGATCGAGAAGCTCTTGAAAAATTGATTCGTTCGAAAAATACACTTTGCTATCGCGATGCGAGAGGAAGAAAAATGTTTTGTCATGTGTTCCGGTTACCAGTCGATGACGAGGTTTACGGCAATACTGTCAGTCTTACATTTGAAGAAGTTTCGTACACGGAGGAAGTATAGCCATGCTTTCGCTAGTCAATTATCCTTATTCACGGCAAGAAATCATTGACGCACTCCACGGGAAGTATGGCCAACGTCATTTTAAATTTCGTTATGATTTACTTGATAAGAACGACAAGAAAATAGGTGAATTAGATTCAGTTGTAGATGGGGAAGTCAGTATGGCTTCCCTTGATTCTATTAAGCGGACAGCGAGGTTTCGTTTAAAAGATCGTGGGGAAATCAATTGGTTGAGCGACCGTATTCAACCTTTTGCCCTTTTAAGGATGAGAGACGGGAAATATATCGAGTTTCCACTCGGTATTTTTCTTTTGTCGAGTCCAACGAGGAAGGACGAAAACAAATCGGTGTATCGTGATGTAGAAGCATACGACGGTCTACTGATTTTGCGAGATGACAAGTTTGACACTCGTTATACCGTTACGGCAGGTACGAATTATCGGCAAGCAGTCATTGATATTTTGACTTCTGCCGGCATAACAAAGCACAACATCGAGCAAACAGACAAGGTGTTGCCTGTCGATATGGAATTTGAGCCGGGAAAGGAAAAGTTGGAAGCAGTCAACGCACTCTTGCAAGCGATCAACTATACGCCGTTGTATGTCGATGTGTACGGATATTTTACGAGCATGACGTACAGGAGTCCTTCCATCTGTGCGGCAGAATACACATATAAAGATGATGAATTGTCCATCATTTATCCCGGTATAGAAGAAGAACTGGATCTTTTCAGTGTGCCGAACAAGTGGATAGTCGTGTCATCACAAGCCGAGCGCAATCCTCTTACATCAATGTATATCAATAGCAATCCCGATAGTCCTACTTCTACGGTCAATCGAGGTCGAACCATCGTTGACTACAGGGAAGTGACGGACATTGCCGATCAGCAGTCTTTGGATGCTTATGTCCAGCGAATTGCTTTCGAGGCTTCACAAGTCTATGGGAAGTTGACGTTTGATACGGCATTGAATCCACTCCATGACTATATGGACGTATTACAAATTCAATATTCTGCGCTTGGTATCAACGATAAGTATTCAGAAACAGGTTGGACAATGCCACTCAAAGCGGGGGCTCGAATGAAGCATGAAGTCCGAAAGGTGGTGTCCATATGATAGACCACGAGTTTTTTCTCTCCAACTTCATGAACAAGAAAAAAGAAAAAATCATTCAATTCGCGAGGGTGGACCCGAATTACAGCAGTGGTCGCCCTCGTTTGATTTTTGACGGAGAAACGACTGTAAGTGGCAAAGCATACCCGTATTTAGCGAGTTATGCACCTGCTGCAAACGATCGGGTGATGCTTGTAAAAGGAGTTATTGTAGGGAAAATTGTTTAGAAAGGCGGAGATAAAATGGAAAGATTAGATGTTGCATTCAAAACCGGCGCAGCCATTGTTGGTGGTCTTGCCGGTTTGATTTTTGGCGAATCAATTGGATTGCTTGTTGCGTTATTTTGGATGTCGGTTATCGATTACGGAACTGGAATGGCTGCCGGTTACACAGAAAAAACGTTATCTAGCAAGGTTGGGTTTAAAGGCATTACTAAAAAAATGATGATCTTTGTAATGGTTGCCCTTGCTCACCAAGTCGATAGCGCACTCGGGACAAAAAATATGTTACGAGATGCGACTATCGTTTTTTATATGGCCAACGAGCTGCTAAGCATTTTTGAAAATGCAGGACGAATGGGAGTACCAGTGCCGGAACGACTTACACAGGCGGTAGAAGTGTTGAAAGGAAAAAGTGGGAAAGGAGAGGATAGAAAATGACAGGGAAAATCGTTGACTTGTCGCATCATCAACCTTCAAATAAAATAAATTGGTCTTTGGCAGCTAAAGATATTGATCTTGTTATTATTCGTGTTCAATACGGATCTAAAACAGAAGATAGAGAGCATAAAAATCATGTAGCAAATGCTAAAAAATACGGTATTCCATTCGGTCACTATGCTTACGGATGCTTTGTTAATGTAAATGACGCTATAACAGAAGCAAATGACTTCCTTAAACGTGCAGATAAAGACGCTAAATTTCTTGTACTAGATGTTGAAGATGATACTGTTAAGGCATGCGGAACTAAAAACCTTGCACAAGCAAGTCAAGCATTCATAGATACATGTAAAAAAGCTGGTTATAAGTTGGGCTTTTATACATCTCATGAATTATATAAGCAATATGGGTTAGATAAGGTGAAAGCTGACTTTTTATGGCTACCTAGATATGGTTCTGATAACGGTACACCACAAACAAAACCTGCTTATCCTTGTGATCTTTGGCAATATAGCCAAAAATGCAAAGTAGCATGGTATGACGGTTTTGTTGACTTGAATTTGTTGAACGGTTCTAAGCCTTTAGATTGGTTCACAGGCAAACAAGCACAGGTTGCTGCTGAAAATAAACCGAACAAAGAGGAGGAGATTGAATTGTATCAACCATCTAATCAAGCTATCGTAAACAGTACAGCTGTTGTATTATCCAGACTCGAAAAGAAAGATCTCGGGGCCATTAGTCCGGAGTGGCGGGAGAAGCTTCAAAAAGGTGAACTGATAGTTAGTGATGCAATCGGTTTAATTTACGTTGCTTTAGAAAGGGAACTTATTCAAGGCAGCAATAAATAAGAAAAAGGCCCCTCTCCTAAAAGGAGAGGGGCAAAATTTTTTTATAATATCTATTGACCTAAGGCAACAGATATTATATAATAAAGACATAGAAAGGAGGTGACAAAAAGGGGATGGTGAACAAAATCCAACAGATTTTAGACATCATAGAAAAAATAACAAACATTTTAGGTTTCATCTTAACAGTAATCGCACTTCGAAAGGTGAAACATAAAAAGAAAAAGCGACGCTCCTCAAAAAAGAAACGTCGCAAGTGAAAAATCTAATAGGAAGCCCTCTCGAAAGGGGGGCTTCTATAAAGAATCATATCATCCCCTGAATAACAATGTCAAAATTATTATGGATCACAAATATTGTTCTTGCGATAAACGCAATAACATTCTTTGCTACAACAGATTTTCATCATCTAGGTTTATTGGACACAATTTTATTGGGATCAATCATTTTGTGGGTTGTAACACTAATATTTTTCTTTTATTCCACTAGAAAATAAAGGAGGTGGAAACATTGAAATTCCAGTTTGATTCGAGGGAGGAATTAGAGGATTTTATAAGAAATGAAGTCCTAACCACTTCCGAAGTGAAAGAAATACTCAATGTTACAAAACAGCGATTACATGCGCTGGTTTCATCTGGCAGGATCACACCGATCAAGAAAACGAAAAATGATAGCCTGTTTTTTCGAGATGATGTAATGAAGTTAAAACCGGAGTTAGAAGAACTCCGGAAAAAATATCGGCCTTATGAAGAATAAAATTTGGTGGATAAGGAAAAACGAAAATAATTCCACCTAAAACTGTCCTTTCTTGCTTTCCGGAAGCCCTTTTCCGTATTGGAGAGAGGGCTTATTTTTTTGTCTTGAATAAGAACGTATGTTTGTTATATAATAAGAACAAACGTTCTTGTTAAGGTGGTTCGAATGAAAGGGATGTTGTTGAATGCGAAAGAGTATAAAACTCCTTTGCTGATGGTCTATATGAATGATCAGGGAGTCATTACTGAACGCTTTATAACCATTAAGGACTTTAATGACGACTACATTAAGGCTTATTGCCACTGGAAAAAGCAGTACCGTACATTTAAGCGCAGCAACATCCTTTCCATCGGACCAGTTCGTCATCGAAGAGTGGGGGCTTAATCATGGATACAAGATATCTTCATTACGATCGAGGGAACAAGAAATGGACATCTCTTATGCTGCCAGAACATGTTGAGATGCTACGACAATTTGCTAATGAGGATTATTACAAGACTCCAAAGCCTTTATTAGATCCATATCAGGTGCAGGAAATTGAAGAGAAGATCCATTATGCAATGGAGTATCATTATCCGGTCAAATTTGATGTCTGGTATGATGGATTCGTGGAAAGAGTGAGCGGCCACATTCATTATTTGGACCCAATTCAAAAGGAAATCCGTCTCAAAAACGATAAGGGGAATATTGAGCGAATAAAATTTGCAAATATCATCGATGTAATTGTTGAAGATACATAATATATGTGGTGCAGACCACTTTAAAATGATTTATAATAAAATTATCCTTTTCCGTAGCCATTTTTGGAGCGCGCACCGATCGGGTGAGCGCTTTTTTATTTGTGCAGGTAAGAAAAAGGCCCCTCAATGAGAGGGGCTTCATTTTAATATTGGAGATGCATGATAGCTGTCTGCAACTTGTTCCAAATTGGTATACGAGAAGTTATCCCAGTCAATTTTTTGAGCGGATTTCTTTGACATTTGAATTTTATCAACAGTCTCAACAGAGTCTCCGGAGTTACTCTCGACCGTAGCTTCCCAAAAGTAAGTAATCTCGTTTACTTTATCAATCTTAAAGACCTTTTTTAAGGCGTTGGTTGTATTATAATCCACGGTTCTTTTGGTCAACCCGTCTTGCTTAACGTGGACGAGCACGATTTTTCCTCCGTCATTTTTACCGAGATCATCGTTAATTTCTATCTTAGTTACTTTTCCAAAATGAGGATCAGCGGCCTTTTTAATTTCATCAGTTAAATTATCTTTTGATGGTTTTGCTTGGCCATCATCTCCTTTATTACCAAGAGACCCGAAAACCCCAAATACTACAATTACGACTAAAACCCAAAACCACCATTTCTTATAAAATGGTTTCTTCCTTTTTTCACTCATATCTCTAATTCCCCCAATTCGTCTACTTTGATTCCTAATGCGCGGGCCAATATAAACGCTTGCTTTAGATCTGGTTGTGTCTTGTTATTTACCCAACGGGAAAGAGTCTGATTAGAAACTCCGCATTTTTTGGCCAAATAACTATATTTAATTCCTTTTTGTTCGGCCCAATAAGCGATCTTATTTTGAAACATACGCCATCACCCACTCCACTATTACCGATTCTATACATTTTCGTTAATTCCTTTTAATAAATTCGTGAAAAAAATTAAACAAAAATGTTTAAGGACATGCAAAAATCTGTTCATTCGCCCATACAATGTACTATTCAAAGACAAAAAGGGGAGAGTGGGCAGCATGGATATTTTCACGTTCGGAATAGTCGCTACAGGGTTATTTGGTGGGGCGTTGGTTTTCGTGACTTTATTGGAAAATGCGGGTTTGGTCATCAACCATGCATTGCTCAGATTGGTGTTGGAGTTTGCCAAATACGGATCTATTCTTTACCTCCTTAAAGAACTAACTAAATTTTTGTGAAATATTTATATTTGTTCCTCGGAAAGTGACATCGAAATAGCTTATCCAACGAGCAAGAAAACAAGATAGGAAATATTCAGTGAAGGATTCATAGTGGGACACATTCAGTGAATGGGGGAAAGACACAGTGATTGAATGGATTTTACCAGTTATGGTAGTAGTAGCAGCGCTTGTTCCTGTGAAAAGCAAGAGTGACAAGCAGATCATACGAGAAGTATTTGAACGAACAAGTATCAGCATTAAAAAAGGGGAATCCGTTCTTAATCCTAAATTGGTGGACAGTAGAGAAGGAAAGTATGTTTATTCGCTCCCTATTGGGCTATCCAGCGAATTCATGGAAAATATCGAATTGGCTATGAAAGAAGCATTAAATAAAGAAATAGAATGGGAGTTTAAAAACGGTTTTCTTCATCTCAACGTGTTTGACGACAAGCTGCCAAGCAAGTGGGATTTTACTACTGATCTAAAAACAGACACTTGGGAAGTCCCAGTGGGAAAAAATCATCATGGCGTACTTTACCATGACTTTGACAAATACCCTCATATGCTCGTTGGCGGAACAACTCGATTCGGGAAAACGGTCTTTCTAAAAGTGCTCCTGGCTTCACTTTTATTGAATAAAAAAGAACATGTCAGTTTTCACTTCCTGGATCTTAAAGGCGGACTGGAATTTAACCGATACCAACACCTTAACCAAGTAAAACCTGTGGCAAGTGACCTTCTGGAAGCGTGTAGGACACTTGATGGAATCGTCGAGGATCTGAAAGAGCGAGAGCAATTTTTCAAGGAAAAAGGGATCTCAAACATTGTCGATACCAACATCCAAAAACGAACTTTCATTATTGTGGATGAAGCTGCCGAATTATCGCCAAAGCTAGTTTCCAAAGAACATAAGAAATATGCTGAATACTGTATGAATTGTCTTGGACAGATCGCAAGGATCGGCGGGGCCCTAGGTTATCGACTCATTTACGCTACTCAGTACCCGACCCGTGAGGCAGTCCCTGGGCAAATAAAGATGAACATGGTGGCGCGACTTGCCTTTAAAATGCCTGAAAGCATGGGGAGTCGTGTGATTTTAGATGAGACCGGAGCAGAAGAATTAGAAGCTATACCAGGGCGGGCCCTGTATAAGGTGGAGAATAAAAGAGAAGTCCAGGTCCCATATATTAGTGATAAAACATTGGAGGGGATAATAAATGGCCTTGGCAGTAAAGAAACAGGAACGGACAGAAATGTTATTAAAAACGATTGATCAGCTTGGGGTCATGACAGTTCGTCAGTTGCAGCGGATCCACGATCTCGGCAGCTATCGAAATGCTTGTCGGATTGTATCTCAATTGGAGCCATATCTACACGTTGCGCGGGGAAGGGAAAAAGTTTTTTACCTTAATAAAGAGGGGAGGGAACTAATTGGCAGCGATAAAGAGGTCAAAAAATCTATGCAGATTGAACACAAGTTATTGTTGAACGAGGTATGCATTTATTTTGGATGCCCGTCCGATTGGCGGACTGAATACAGGATTGAACATGAAGAAGAGATCACGGATATTATTGTGAGGATTGGCAGTGGAAAAAGTGTGTTGAAGAAAAGAGTAGTGGCAGATGCTTATTTCGCGGGGAATTTTGTTGAGATAGACAACACTCGACACATGAAGGATAATTTGAAGAAGATCGCTAATTATAAAGAGATTTTCAAACTAAAAAAGATCAATCCAAAATTACACTTTTTCACGACGACGATTCATCGAAAACAAAAATTAGAAAAGTGGCTAAACGGATTGGATTATCAGTTGCTAACCTTTGATGAAATAAAATAAGACAAGGAAAAGAAAAAAAAGAGGTGGGGCAAGCCCACCTTTTGGCCACAATGATGGCCACAAAATGGCCACAAAAATTATAAAAGTTTTGATCAGCTTTGAAAAGATGAAAAAACAAAATGTGATTAAATCAAGGTTTTTAGGCCACTTTGATATATTTTAAATGCATCAGATATGTTTAGAACACAAGTTCATCCGTGGGAACGCGAACAATATATGCAAATGTATTAAT